ATTATAAATACTCTTATAGTTAATTAATATTACTATTTATAAGGTAAAAAATATGGCACAAGATAACGATAATACATTAAGATTTCCACTCAACGTGGAAGAAAGACCATTTATAAGATTTCTTATAAGAACCAGAAACGCTGAAACTGGAAGAATGAATATGGATGGAGGAAGTAAATCTATTAATCTTTTCCTTCCTATGGATTTTCAGATTCAAGATGGTGCGTCTTTCGATACTATTAATCTTGGTGCGATTACTGCGTTTGAAAATAATAGAAATAAAAAGGCATCAACTAATAATGAATTAAGTACTTCTAAACAAAGGGAATCTCAGGCGATTGCGGCAGCAGTTATTAATCAAATGTCTGGAGGAAGTTTAGAGGGTGCGACTAAAATTGGATTAGTCCAAGGAAATGTTACTAGTAATAATATGTCGACCGCGACATTTAATGACATGCAGATAAGAAATTTTAATTTTAATTTCCAAATGATGCCAACTTCCGAAAAAGAATCCGATATTATTACAAAAATAGAAAATACTTTTAGGAAATTTATGTATCCTAAAAAACTTGGAAGTGGATTTGCATTAGAATATCCACCACTCTTTAGAATTACTTTCCATCTACCAAATGGAGATAGAAATAAATATCTTCCTACTATCAAAGATAGTTATTTGACATCTTTGAATACTAATTATAATCAACAAGGTGGAAATATGTATTTCAAAGATGGCGCGCCTACTGATACTTCAATAGGGTTAACGTTCCAAGAACAAAGACAACTTACGAGAGAAGATTTATATGTCGATACTGATAGTCTTGACGACATAGAACAGATAGAAATTAAGGCTGGTTCTTCTTACGACGAACTAAAAATTGGAGGATAATAAATGAGTTACTTTAAATTATTTCCTAAAGTAGATTATGACATAAATCGAACTGGCACAGTTCAAAAAATAGTAGATATCTATAGAAGTGTGCGACCACTTCAAGAATTTATCGACTCTCCATCTCTATATATGAAGTACGAAATAAAAAATGGAGAAAGACCAGACATAGTTTCACAAAGATTATATGGAACTCCAGATTATTATTGGACTTTCTTTGTAGTAAATGAATTTTTGCACGATGGATATAAAGTTTGGCCGATGTCTCAGGAACTTTTACTAGAATATTTGAATACTGAGTATAATGGATTTGTAATTACTTGTGATCCTTCAGTCCAACCTAATAGTGATGGAGCTTTACAGACAGAAAATTCCATTTCTGGAAAATTTTCCTTAGGAGAAACTATTACTGGAGGAGCTTCTGGGTGTAGTGGAACTCTTGTCAGAAAAAATATTGACCTAAATCAATTAATAGTCCAAAATGTTACACTTGGAAGTGGTAACGCTGCATTTATTGGTGACGGAAATCAAAAAGAATCTGTAATAGGTAGTACTAGTGAAGATGAAGTTCAGTCTCATATAGTATATAAGTACGTCGATGCACCACATCACTACTATATTAACGAAACTGATGTGATTACAGGAGAAACAGAAAAAAGAATTTACAGTAACGAAAGATTTATTAACGATCCTTCTCCTCTTGATGAAGGAAATCCAACTACTATCTCAAATTTATATCAACCTTCCTACGCCACTGCCGAAGGAATCTTAGATGAACTAAATATTCCATCAGAAAGATTGGCCAAATCAGAAACCGCATTATCTATTATGACTAATAGAGAATACATTCAAGAAAAAAATGACGAAAGATCCTCTATTAGAGTAATTAATCCAGAATTCATAGGAGAATTTGTGTCAGAATTTGAGAAAATTCTTAACAAATAAAAAAAATAGTTATGACTGAAAAAAGTTCTTCCAGAAATACAATACTTCCAACTTCCTATAGTAGAAAAAAAATAATTCTCTCATCTAATAATACACATGGAGAAGGAAATTATGAATTTGATATCAACAATCTAGTAACAAGAATAGAAGTAATCGAAAATATAGAGAATCCAGGGTTGGAAATTATCGTTTCTGTAGGGGATACAGAAAATTATATAGAAAGGTTAAGACTTTCTGGTAATGAAAAAATTTCCTTGGAATTAGAAAGGAACGCTCACTACGGAAATGAAAAATATTCACTCGAATTTCGTGTAATAGAGGTATTGAACTTTGTCAAGGAAAAACGTGGGCTGACGACGTATCAGATGAGGTGTGTTTCTCCTCATATTCTCAGTAATCAGGTCGTTTCCAAGGGCAATTCCTTTAATGGATCAGTAGGTCAAACGATTCAAAAGATATGCACTAGTGATTTGGATATACCCCTAAGTAAACTAGAAATAGATACAGCGACTCCTCAAATGACTGGAGTTTTTCCTAAAATAAAACCATTGAGTGCTATAAATTTCTTATTAATTAATACATTCGACGATGGGACTCCTTATTATTTTTTTGAAACTTTCACAAATGGAATAAAATTTAAAAGTCTTAAAGCATTAATTGATCAAGTTCCTTTCGATAAGTATTCTATAAGAGAAACCCTTAGTAATAATATGGAATCAGATAAAGGTTACGAAGAAGTAAGAAAAAGAATTGTGGAAATGTCATCAGATTATAGTGTGTCAAAATTCACAGGACTTCAACAGGGCGCCTTTACTAGTAAATCTCACTTCTTTGATATAGCTACGAAAGAGAAGAAAGAAAAAACATATACTTACTCTTATGATAGTAGTACTAGTATTGAATCACATAAACCTTTTGCGGACTTAAAAAGAAATAATAAAATAAAAGAAAAAAATTTAACAGACTTTCCAGATTCTAAAAACTTTTTCTTTAATTTGAATAGTGCAGCATTTAATAAAACAAAAAACTATTACGCGTCACTACAAGATAACGTAGGAAAAGGTTATTCCCATTTAGAAAATTTAGAATATCAATCACATCAGATATTGATTCCCGGAGATTTTAGATTAAATGTGGGTATGGTAATAGAAATAGAAATTCCAGAAACGCGAATAGAAAGTAAAGCAAAAGAAACTGTGAATAAAGTCCAAAGTGGAAAGTATTTAGTTACTAATATAATACATGATTTAAAAACAAACGAATATATGATGCGAGTTACTTTAAAAAGAAATTCAAGTTCAGTTAATTTAGATATTGAGGAGAGTATAATATGAGACGCGACGAATTCGTAGAACAACAATTCTCTTGGTTTACTGGAGAAATAGAAGATATAGATGATCCAGAAAAACTTGGAAGAGTAAAAGTAAGACCCTTTGGTTGGTATACAGATAATAAAAAAGTATTATCGACGTCCGATCTTCCTTGGGCAACTGTAATGATGCCAACTACTTCCGCGGGGATCAAAGGAAATGGATCATCACATCAATTAGAAATAGGGTCGTGGGTCGTAGGGTTCTTTAGAGACGGACCAAGCGCACAGGATCCAATGGTGATGGGATCGATATCGTCTAAGACTGATGGCGTCGTGGATGTTCCTAGTGAACACTCTACTACTAAGAAAGTATATAAATCGCAGGCAGGTCATCTCTTCGAGATAGAAAATAAATCGGGGTCTGAAACTATTAAAATCACTCATGGAACTAATCCTACTTCCTTTATAACTTTCGATAGTAATGGGAATATCTTTCTCACAGCGCCGCAGATATTTCTTAACGGAACTCCTTCTTAACTATGTCAACTCGTATTGACATCCCCTGTTCCGCGGTTCTTCTTCCTACTAAGGGAGAACTTACTAATGTCTTTATTCAACTTGCGAATAGACCAGAACAGGAAATAAAAGATTTACTCCAAGAAATAGATGACTTACTAGGATCGTTTCCAGTAACTGTTTCTTCTCCAGTCTTTCCTACTCTTAGAATACCAGAGATCGAGTGGGAGAAACGAATTACAGCGTTGACACAAGAATATCATCTATACGTCCAGGTTAAGATACTAGAATTAATAGGCGATATAACTCCAATAAACTTTGTTGTTCCTATTCCAGGGATAGGGATTAGTATAGACTTAATAAAGTTTTTTACAGATGCTAATTATATTATAACACTAAAAGGTCAGCTTGTAAACCAAATAGACGAATTATATTCTTTAATTCCAGACCCCTATAAAGTATACGATGGAGAATATGGACTCGTAAGTGACGACTTTAAAGTGGAGGTTTTATTTTCGTATATAATGGCACAGTTAAACAAAGGCGCTTTAGGTTTAATATATAGCGCCGCCGGAAAACTAATAGATTTATTTGATGAAATATGGGACGCGTTAGGTCTTCCTTCTCTACCGACGTTAACTAGTTTAGATATAGAATCATTAATCAAAACTAAGATAGACAGCTTACGCGACGAACTACGAGACGCACCTGATCACTTGAAACAAGAATTAAGAGAACAGATAATTTCTTCTATAGAAAGTATAGTAATACCAACTCCTATTGGAGTATATAGTTTAATGGATATAATAGGGGGTAAACCCAACGAGTTTATAATTAGTGACGAAAGAAGAATGGAAAGGTTCTTAGAGGGACTCAGAGACTTTGGAGAGAATATACCAAAGTTTCTTATCCAAGAATGGTTAAACATAGTAAAGAAATTTCTGGACGCAATAGGACTTGGAAAGATATTAGATTGGGTGATGTTTGATTTCTGTGACTTTCTCTCTTTAATAGGATTACCTAAGAGTATAGACCTAACTAACCCTTTAACTATAACACCCGTTTTAAATCCAGGGAAAACTTCTCTCCCTATATTGACTAGAAATACGACCCCGCTAGTAGGAGATACAGGAAGTTCGCCAGATATATACGTTTTTACCAGGGTGAAAGATCAGTCCACTATACAGGGGGTTGACAATTTCGGGTCCGTTTTAAGTCTGGAAACCGCACCCAGTAAAGTAATTATTGCTGGTGTCCTAGGGGTTTTAGATACAGATTATACTATAAGTGGTAATAGTATTATACTACAAAACGCGACAGAAGTAAACCAAAATATTACAATCATCATATAAAAGGTTATAAATAAGTATATGGCAACAGTAGAAAGAAAATCTAGTACTATTAATATATCAGATAAGAGTATTACTACTAGAACATCTCGTACGAAAGGGTATAGAGATTTAGATTTAAAATTAATTTTGCACCCCTTTCGTAATGATATAACTCCTTTGAAGGATTCAGAGGCGATAAAGAATGCGGTAAGGAATTTAATTCTTACTAACTTCTTTGAAAGACCCTTTCAGCCACAGATAGGTGCGAATTTAAAAGCTCTTTTATTTGAACCAATGGATACAATCACAACTATCTCTATTAGAGAAAGTATAGAAGATGTCATACTAGAAAGTGAACCGCGTATTCGTTTAATTAAGATAAATGTAACTCCTGTACCAGACCAGAATAATTATAATATACAAGTTAAGTACTTAATAAGACAATCAAACGAAATAGGACAAGTTAATATAGTTCTCAAAAGAATAAGGTAAGATATTATGGCAAGTAATTTAAATGTCACAGAATTAGATTTTGACGAAATCAAGAAGAATCTAAAAAACTTTTTAAAAGCTCAGAATGAGTTTACAGACCACGACTTTGATGGGTCGGGTTTAAATGTACTCTTAGATGTTCTCTCATATAACACCCATTATAATGCGATGGCCGCTCACTACTCTTTAAATGAAGCCTTTTTAGATTCAGCACAGATTAGAGGTAATGTGGTTACTAGAGCGAAACTCTTAGGTTATACTCCACGTTCTGTTTTATCTCCAAGAGCTACTGTCAATCTAGTAGTAGACGCAAGTACTATGTCAGGTAATAGACCGAACTTAATCATTTTAAAAAGAGGTTCAAAGTTTACATCAGAGGCCTCGGGTATTACATATGACTTTTCTACTTTAGAAAATATGTCCGCTAATTTAAATACTACTAATAACACCTATACTTTTAATAATGTAAAATTGGCCGAGGGCCGACATAAGTCTTTACTTTATAGAGTGGATAATGATATAGAGAATCAGAAGTTCCAACTCTCAGATAAAGACGCTGATACTTCTACACTTAGAGTCAGAGTCCAAGAGAATGAACAATCAACTTCTTATCAAGTATATACTAAGTTCGAAACACTTTTAACTGTAGATTCAGCTTCTCAAGTTTATTATCTCCAAGAAAATCCAAATGGTTTTTATGAGGTTTACTTCGGCGATGGAGTAACTGGTAAAAAACCCGTGAATGATAATATCGTTACTGTCGATTATGTTTATACTCATGGAGAAGAGGCGAATGGTGCAAGTACTTTTACTTTCGCAGATACGATAGTAGGTTTAACCGATAGTGTCGCGACTACTACTACAGTTACTAATGCAGCTGGTGGTACTGAACCAGAAAGTCTTGACTCGATACGTTTTAATGCTCCTTTAACTTTTACTTCCCAAGGTAGGGCTGTAACATCCGAGGACTATAAATCTATTATACTTAAATCATTTTCTAATATATCCTCTATCTCAACATGGGGTGGAGAAGATAATGATCCTGTGGATTTTGGAAGTGTATATGTCGCGATTAAACCTTTAACAGCTGAGACTCTAACTCCTAATGAAAAGTTATCTATTAAAGATACTATTTTAAAAGGGAAGAATGTGGTATCTATTACCCCTGAGATAGTAGACCCTAACTTTACATTTTTAGAATTAGATGTGTTCTTTAAATATAATCCAAACCTTACAGATAGAACTGCCGCAGAATTAGAATCACTTATTAAAGATGTTATCGCAGATTATAATTTTAATAACTTAAATAAGTTTGATGGTGTTTTAAGACACTCGCAGTTACTTAAATTTATTGATCAGTCTGATCCTTCTATTTTAAATAGTACTGTAAGACCTTATATGTTCCAGAATATAGTTGCTGGACAAAGTAAATCATTAAATAACTTTAATTTAAGTTTTGCCGCTCCTTTCTATGAGAGTGGTAATTCGACAGACTTCATTTTAAATTCATCAGCGTTTAAATTAGAGACAGCTGGAGTTGATCATTACTTTGGAGATATACCAATAGCCAATTCCGCCAATAGACAAATTATTATATACAAGATAGTCGATGGCCAAAATATTACAGTTGAGAATAATGTTGGTACAATTATTCCTTCCAGTGGAAAGATTACTTTATTTGGGTTTGGTTTACCTGCTGATAACACTACTATTAAACTTACACTAACTCCTAACTCTTTAGATATTGCTCCGAAGAGGGATCAGTTATTGGACATAGATAATAATGCAGTATCAGTCAATGCACAAGTAGATACTATTTCAACCGCAGGTTCAAGTGGTTCAATTGATTATTCTGTTAACTCAAGGTTAAGATAAGATGTCTGAAGATACTTTTTCACCTGGATATGTAGAGAGCGTAAGTTCTACTAAAAGAAAATCTAAAGAAGATTTAAGAATTAATGAGCTCATTCCTGGAGAAATTCAAAACTATATTGGCGAAGGTGGAATCAAAACACTTTTAACCAAGTACTACGAGTTCATGAATATGGACGAGTTTACTTATCAGACGACAGAAACTTTTAATGATATTATATTATTAAATAAGGCTGTGTTTAGATATCCTGATCCAGATGATAATGGCAATTCTTTCTTTACAGATGACGATGGTTCTAATTCAACACTAGTACTTTCTAAAGCTGGAGAAGCTGATGTTACTATTAATTTAATATCATCTAATGTTGCGATTAGTAATGGTAATGATCTTCCTGGTTCTTTGGCAAAATCTACATCAGCAATAGGTAAAACTATAACTATAAAAGGTCTTGGTTCTTATAATGGATGGAACGCAAGACTAACAACACTCATTAGAAATTGGGTCGGCCCTGGTCCTTCTTATATTTTAAATGCGTTAGAAGACGCAATGGATATTGATAAGAACTTAGACCAAGATGGCCAGTTATCACAAGACTATTTAGAAATGATGCAAAAAGAAATTGCCGCATCTATTCCTGCAGACTTACAAGCAAACAAGTCAGTACTCTATAAGAGAATTATTGATTTTTATAAAGTAAGAGGTAGTGATGATTCTATTGAAACTTTCTTTAGATTATTTTTTAACGAAGAAGTAGAGGTAGAAAAACCTTACGATAATACACTTATTCCATCTGCAGGTGATTGGGATCCATCTATTAACCAGTTTACTTCTACCAAGGGTTTTATATCTGAAAAAGATATTAGAATTCATGACTCATATCGTTACCAGAAATATTCATATTTAATTAAGTCAGGTAGAAATGTCGATGATTGGAAAGACACATTTAATAAGTTAGTCCATCCGGCAGGGTTTATATTCTTTGGAGAAATTTTAATTTTATTAAAACTTACTAGAGATACATTTGGTGATAATGTAAAACCTATCACAATACAAACAAAAAATCCAGAAACTGGTTTACTAGTTAATCAGACACTTAATGTGTATGGTAATCAAAGAGGTCCAGGTTTTAATAATAGAGTAACACTTTCATCTATGCCAGGTCAACAACCAGGAGTTATAGGAGCAGAGGACTTACCATTACTCATAGAAATGTTTATTAGTATGTTCACTCCTAATCCAGAAGCTCTGGCCAATAGAAGGGCAGTTCTTTCTCCAGTTATATCCAATGGTGCGATTAGTTCTATTACTGTAGTACAAGGTGGTTCTGGATATATTTCACAGTCCGCTCCTGTTATTACTATTACAGGAGATGGAAATGGTGCAAGTGCAACTGCGAATCTTAATTCCGATGGAGTGATTGAATCATTAAATGTAACAGGTGGCAGTGGATATACTACTGCTGATATTTCTGTTTCTGAACCAAAGGATGCTTCTAATAATATAACAACTACAAAGATTGGTAAAATAAACATCTTTAATAGAATTAAAAGAAGTTATAGACAACCTCCTATTATTAGTATAGGAACTCCTACAGCAGTTGACTCAGATGGTAATTTACTTTCTAGTAATGTTCAGGCAATTGCAAACTTTGTAATGGACTCTACATCTTTAGATTTTATAAAGGTAACAAATGGTGGTAGTGGATATACATCTATTCCTACTGTAACTGTATCAGGTAATGCAACTGCTCGTGCCATAGTACAAAATACAAAGGTAACTGGTATCGAAATTACTGCTGGTGGTAGTGGATATACTGCTTTACCAACAATTACTATTTCTGGTGGAGGTGGTAGTAATGCTACTGCTGAAGGATACTTAACACCAACTACAATTAATAGTATAAATATAAGTAACGCTGGTAATGGTTATATGCTTAATCCAGCAATATCTATACTCTCAAGAAGTATTGATGAGCATAGAGCAAAAGATACTCAGATGATTTTAAAAATAATGTTAAACCATTTGAGTGCAACAACAAACAATTATTTTAATAATAAGGGTGATCGATTTGGTGATACACAATATACCTGGAGTAGTAATTTTACTATTGAACAAATAGGTACACAAATCATTCAAAACAATTATAAAAATAGTATAAATAGTTATAATACAAATAGTTTTGTAACATTAGATTAATAGGATAAAAAAATGGCAGCAATAATTACAACCCCTTTTAGAGTTCTCAATGGAGAGAACTTCAAAGAAGATGTCGCCGATTCAAACAACAGCATATATGTTGCTATAGGTAAGTCAGATGCATGGTCAAATAGCATTTCTACTTTGACGGATTCTACACCTACAGTACCATCAGATCATACCGATGCAGTTAATGAGGCGTATCAACAAATTATAGGTATGAAAAGAATTCAATCTACTGATGTTTCACATGTAGTAACTAGACATGACTACGCCGATGGCGATGGGTCTGTTAAGGCATGGGATTCAAATGATTCCAATATATACAACGAAAAGTTTTATGTTGTAACGTCAGAGTTTAAGGTATATAAATGTCTTAAAAAAGGACCAGGAAATACATCAGTTCAACCAGTTCATACTGGAGTTAATCCTGTAACCGATAATACAGATGGTTACACTTGGAAGTATATGTATACAATTACTACTGCGGATTCAGAAAAGTTTTTAACTAAAGAATTTATGCCGGTTAAAACATTACCAATGACAGTTTCAAGTGGTACTGCTGCTACTACACTTGCTACTACTAATGTAGATTACCCTCAACAAAATTCTCAAGTATTATCCTACAATTCTACTTCTGCTGCAGGTATCGAAAGAATCGAAGTTACTGCTGGTGGTAGTGGATATACATCTGCACCTACTGTTGTAATTACAGGAGATGGAACTACAAATGCAGTGGCTACTGCTACTGTTGCTGGTGGTGCAGTTACAGCAATTAATGTTACTACAAAAGGTAAAGGATTTACTATTGCTAATATTTCATTTACTGGCGGTGGTGGTTCAGATGCAGCTGCAAGAGCAGTTATTGCTACACCCGCAGGTCATGGTACTGATCCAGTAAAAGAATTAGGAGCATTCTTTATAGCACTTAACTCGCAATTAGATTCTGCTGAGAATGGTGACTTAACTGTTGGTAATGACTTTAGACAAATTTCAATTATTAAGAATCCTTTTAAGAGAGCAGATAACACAGACAGTGGTCATACCAATGAGACTAATGGAGCAGTTACAAATATTGTTGCAACGGCCCCTACACTAAAAGGTCTTAAATATTTACAAATGGCTTCAGGTGCATCGTTTACTGGATTTGCAGTTGACCAAGTTATTAATGGTGGAACATCTAATGCAAAGGCTTACTTAGCTGAAATAGATACTACCAATGAAAGATTATACTATTATCAAAATAATAAAACAGGATTTAAGGCCTTTACTGATAGTGGAGAAACTATTACAGGTTCTAATCCATCAGGAGGTTCTGCAAGTAGTAAATCATCAAACGCAGTTCAAAATTCTGAATTTGTTGAAGGTAGTGGACAAATGATTTTCTTAGAAAATAGAGCTCCTATTTCAAGAACATCATCACAGATTGAAGATATTAAATGTATCATAGAATTCTAATTGAATTCATTATATAAAAGAGAGAAATTAAATGGCAGACAGAGACACTATATCAAACGTAAAGTATTATAATAGCACTCCCTATTGGGACGATTTCGACGAAACTAAGAATTATCATAGAATTCTTTTTCGTCCAGGTTTCGCTGTTCAGGCTAGAGAATTAACACAGTTACAAACTTCATTACAAAATCAGATTGATAAATTAGGACAGGCCTTTTATAAAGATGGAGATAGAGTACTTGGTGGTAAAGGTACTTTATTGGCCGGTGAACAATATGCTTATATCAAATTAGAAAGTACTCATAATAGTGGTTCTATTTCAGGATATGTTGCAGAGTTTCTTAATACTAATATTACTGGTGCAACATCAGGTGTAGTTGCTGAGGTATTAAATGTAGTTGCTGCTAGTAGTGGTGATCCAGATACTCTCTATGTAAAATATAAAAATTCAGGTACTAATAAAACAACTAAAACTTTTGCCCTTGGTGAAGTAATTTCATCTGACGCGACAACTGTAAGAAGTGCAACTATTGGTGAAGGTTCTGGTTCAGGTATTGCTAATGCCATTGGTAAAGGTTCAGCATTTAATATTGAAGAGGGTATATATTTTATTTCAGGTTCCTTTGTTCATATTCCAAGTGAAACTATTGTACTAGATAAATACACAAACACTCCAACATACATTATTGGTCTACAAGTAACAGAATCTGTTAAATCATCAACTGATACAGGTCATTCTGCATTAGTAGATAACGCACAAGGTAGTCCTAACCATACAGCGCCTGGTGCCAATAGATATGTTATTGATACAGCACTTATAAAAGAATCTGATATTGATTTAGCTACTAGAACAGTTAATGAATATATTCATTTAATGACTGTTGAGAAAGGCGAAGTATTAAACAAAGATGAAAATCAAATTGATACAGAATTTTTAGATAGAATAGAAACTAGAACAAAAGAAACACATGGTGACTATATACTGTCTCCTTTTATTCTTGATATTAAAGAACATCTAAATCAAAACAACAACAAGGGATATCTTAGCTCATCACAAGGTGGTAGTGCAAATAAAATTGCGATTGGTATTGAACCTGCAATTGCATACATTGATGGTCGTAGAATAGAAAAAACAAAAACAGAACACGTTGTACTTGATAATATTAGAGCAAACGCAACTACTCAAAGAGTTGATAATGTAAGAAGGTCCACAGGGTTTGGTAACTATATAAAGTTAGATCCAAGCACAATAGAAGGTACCCCGGACATTAATGGATTCACAACACTTAATCTAACAGACAATGGTGGTACAGTTCAGGCTACTGCAAGAGCTAGAGGTCTTGAATATTTTTCAGATGCAGCTGCAGATACACCTGCTCCATATTTTGAGTTATACATTTTTGATGTAACAATTGCATCTGGTAAATCTTTCTCGGCTGTAACTAAAGTTGCACAAGGTACTTCATTCGCTGCAGACTTATTGGCCGCGGCAGATGGAACTAGGTTTGAAACAGGTGATAATCTATTAGTTTATAAAC